CAACGTTCATACGTCTTTGCCTGGTGTCGTCAAAGGTTATGATCCCCTAACGAATAAAGCGACCATTCAGCCGGCTTTAAACAAGAATTTCACTTCGGGCGTTATGCCTATGCCAGTACTCGAAAACGTGCCGATAATTTTTCCTAAAAATATTCGGTTTCCGGTAAATAATGGCGACTACGTTCTTTTGATTTTTGCCGAGCGCAGCCTTGATTTATGGCTATCAGTTGGTGGGCAAGTTACGCCTACAGATCCGAGGAAATTCGACCTTTCCGATGCCGTTGCTATTCCTGGCTTAGTTCCCTTTACGTCGACTTTCCCTAACAATAATAATCAAGATTTTGTTATTGATTATTCTGGCAGCTCGATAACTATAAAACAGAATGGCGACATAATAATAAAGACGGGAAACAAGGTCGCGATTGGCAACCCAACGTCCGAGCTGCTAGATCTTGTTTCTCAATTAATGGCTTTGTTGCGTGGCTCCGTCGTTATGGGCGCAGCTTTCGGAGGGCCTTTAAATCCTGCGTTTACGGCTCAGGTTCTTTTAGTTGAGAATCAGGTTAACGCTTTAAAAGGAACTATACCGCCATGATTGATTTTGCGCTCGATCCCCTCACTAACGATCTGGTGTTTCGTGAATTCGACTTCGACCTCGTCGATGACACAAAACAAATAATGCAAAATTTAGCTATTAGATTGCGTTTTGTCCTAGGAGAATGGTATTTAGATATTACGCAGGGCATACCCTACTATGAAGAATTTTTCAGAAAAAACCCGAATCAAATTCAAATAGAGAGTATATTAAAGCAAGAGATTGTACAGACTCGGGGCATTGTCGAACTGATAAGCTTCGAGGCCGATTTTGATAAAAGGCGCAGGATCTTTTCGGTTAAATTTAGTGCGCGGTCGATATCAGGTGAAGAACTCTTAAAAGAATTGGAATTGCCAGTATGACAACACCCGTTTACGGCGTAACGCCTCAAGGCTTCAATCCGATGCGACTTCCAGAAGTCAAAGACGAGCTTGAAGACTTATTTATCTCCGAGTTTGGAGATATCAATCTCGATCCTCAGTCCGTAGCCGGTCAGCTTATTGGAATCTATTCAAAGGTGTTAGCCGATGATTGGGAAAATCTATGGGATGTTTATAAAAGCCAGTATCCTAATTCTGCGACGGGGGTATCCCTTGATAACGTCGTCCAGCTTAACGGACTTACTCGACTCCCTGCTTTACGCACTTCTGTTATAGGATCGGCAACCGGCACGCCAGGCACTTTGATACCGGCCGGCAGCCTTGCAAGATTAACAGGCTCAGGAGAGATATTTTTCTCAACGGCAAACGCGTTTATCAATAACGGTATAGCCTTAGCAAATACGATAAATGTCACCGCTGCTACTGCGCAGCAATACACCGTTTTAATCAGCGGAGTATCGTACATTTATAGCTTGCCGATTATCTCTTTTACGGGGCCGATAGTGTCCGGAAACGTTATCAGTGTCCGGATTAACGGCGTCAATATGCCTACTGTTCCCTTTGTCACGAACTCGGCTACTACGCTCGCGAATTTGGCTTCCGTAATTTTGGCAAACGCTCCGCTTACCGTGTTTAGTGCTTCGGTCGTCGGAAATACAGTGAAATTAGTTCCCGTTTTGGGAAAACAAATTATCGTTAACTCTGTCAACGTTTCCGGAGGCGGTGCGCCGACTGGCTCGGTTATCTTTGATACGCCGGCCGTCAATGATGTCGCGAAATACCTAGCTGCAAATATAAGCTCGTCTAACAACGTAACGGGAACGTGGGTAAGTGGAAGCAGCTTCACGATTGCAGCCGACGACTCAAGCTTCCCTTATGCGTTGAGCGTTGGATCAAATTTACAAATCACCTCGACAAGCTCCCCTATTAATTTCCTTGCTCAGACTTACGGGCCTATCGCTGCGCCGGCAAACACACTAACCGAGATTGTTACACCGGTCGCCGGATGGACAAGTTTAACAAATCCGCAAGCAGGTATCACCGGACGAAATCAAGAGACAGACGCAGAATTACGTTTGCGTAGAGAGCAATCTTTACACTTGCTCGGAGCTGCGACGGTTGAAGCGATCCGTTCTCGGCTTTTGCAAGAAGTGCCTGGCGTTGTTTCGGTCACTGTCTTTGAAAACGTGACGATGACGCAAGATCCGATTTCGATTGTTTTCTCAACCGATTTTATCACCGGCAACGTGGTTCAAGTCGACTTAGATTCGAATAATATCGGCTCAGTTTCTTACGTTTCCTCTCACCTGCAAGTTATGAATGATCTTGCTGCCTTGATCGAATCGCAGCCGGAAATTGATAGCGTTGTCGTGGGTGGCGTTGGCAATCGCGAGTTAACAATCTCGATGGTCGACTCTCAAGAAATTGAAATTGCCTTCAATATCTCCGGTGGAGCTTCGCAGCCGACTTATACAACGTCGGGCGGTCGTCCGCCTAAGTCTTTTGAAGCCGTGGTCGAAGGTGGTTCGGATGCAGCGGTCGCCTTGAAAATCTGGCAGCTTAAACCGGCAGGGATTCAGACTTTCGGTAATACGCACGTCGTTATTACGGATAGTCAAGGCAATCCGCAAGGTATTAACTTCACACGCGCGACGGACGTATTTATTTGGGTTCTCGTCAGTTTGACGCTTAATCCTCAAGAAACGTTCCCAGTTAACGGACAAGAGCTTGTATCCGAAGCAATTCTAACTTATGGCAATACGCTAGGGATTGGAATTGATGTTATCATTCAGCGCGTGCAAGCCGTGTGCTTCTCAGTGCCAGGCATTGCGAGCGCAACCGTTCAGCTAGCTAGGACTTTAAGCGAATCCGATACGCCTTCGTATGTCAGCACGGATATAGATATCGGAGAGACTGAAATTTCAAATTGGGATCTCAGCCGTATAAATGTGAGCATTTAAAACATGGTTCAAATCACAAATCAGTTTGAAAGAGCCTTAGCCCTGCTCGTTTCGCAATTCCGAGGTCAGAAAGCCAACGGAGAATTAACGAACTTGCAGAAACTTATTAAGGTTTTAATTGCTCCGGCGCAACGCTTAGAAGACGTCAAATGGCAGCTTAAAACCGAAAGATGGCTGTCTACCTCAATAGGTGCGCAGCTCGACGAAATAGGCGTGATTCTCGGCCTCCCTCGAAAGATTGGAGAGTCCGACGAAGACTATAGGGAAAGGCTACAATTTCAAATCTTTATCAATACGACAAGCGGTACACCCGAAGAAGTTATGGCAGTGTTAGCATTCTTAACGCAGGCGACACATGTAAATTACCATGATATCGGGATCGCAGCTTTTCAGCTTGAAACGAACGGATTAAAATTCCCGAATCCCCCGAACGAATTAAACGACGGGATTTTCCAAGTATCACCGGCAGGCGTGAATTACGCGCCTATCGTCGCAACGTATGACGTGCCGATTTCCTTTGAGCTTGGCGGAGATTTAACGGATCAACCCTTAGCAGTTAATGCAAATACGGCAGATCCGACCGAAGAAAGATTGCTATCAATGGAAATTTACGCCGGCAATCCGGTTCTTTACGTGGCAGCCGGAGCAGTTGAAAGCAACGGGCCTAACGGCGGACTTGACGAGCTAGATTTTCCATTAGATACAGCCGGTCAACTAAGCGAACTAATTCAAAAAGGCGGAAACGCGCCAGCACGGAGATTTTAAAGATGGTCGACAAACCTAGTGTTTTCCCTCAGTGGGCAAGCAATGACGTTCAAGATCCGATAAGCCAGCAATTTAACGTTGTAGAGCCTCCCCTTGAAAAAAAAACGGATGGATGGTTTCTCGGTGAAAAACCTAATCGCCAATGGTGGAACTGGTTTCAAAGGACGGTATACGATTGGATTCTTTGGCTTAATCAGCAAGAGAGCCAAAACGTAACGACGGACGATGCCGGAGTCGGCCTATTCACGATTAACGACGCTTTGATTACGATTACCGCCGTTGATCTCGACGATCCGACAAGCGTACTTGAAGCAACGGGAATTAAGGTCGCCGGCCAGCCTCCCCAATTTGCTGCGACTTCAATCGTCGCAACGAATCTAGCGTTAGGCGTTGGAACAGTTGGAGGCACGCAAGCCGTCACCGGTGGAACAAACGTCATAGTAACCGGATATTCAAGAGTTATCCCAACGTAAAGAGGTAAATTATGTCGCTTCCGCCGATTACAATTCCCTTACTCGATCCGGCTGGCCCGATTGATCCGGATAACGACTTGCTTTTGATACGTCAAGGCTTGAATGATCGCAAGATACCGGCAGGCTCTTTGCAGCAAGTCCGATTAACTGGCTTGCAAATGTTGCCTGGTCAGCTTGTCGCTTCCGATGTTCTTTTGATCGGGCGTGATAATGGGTCAGGCTATGATAATTATATCATGCCTCCGCAGTATCTAGGATTTTTGAATAATACAGCTACTTGGTTTTGGATGCCTAACGCTCCGCTTGGATGGACAGTAATTCCAGGCTCCGGCGATAAAGTTTTAGGAACGGCTTTACCTGGTGGAGCAGTTTATCAGTATACGACGCCAGGATATCAAGGCGACTGGCAGCAACAAAACGCTACTTTGACTATAGATCAAATTCCGGCTCACTCTCACGTTGTAAAAGTTTGGAAGTCAGATCAAGAGGGTAATTTATCCCCTAAGATTGGAAGTACAAATAAGACGACCGGAAATAATCAAAACACTGGTAAGACAGGCGGAGCCGGATCGACGATCACGGCAAGCACAGATCCAGCCGGAGCAACAAACGGACACAATCACGGCTTACAATGGCGTCCGGCTGCTGCGGTGGGATTACTTTGCATTAAAGATAAATTAGTCGGGCAGTAAATGGAAAATAGCAATTGTGGCTGCGAGTGCAGTTTCGTTAAATCAGGATTTTGCAAGACAGATAAAGAGTGTCCTTTTTACGTTGAAACTTGGTGGCAGATCGAAGGGAAACAAGATCCAAAAATAGTTAAAGATTGCTTTCCTAAGAAATTCGCGCTAGAACAGAATCACCTTTTACACCGGCAATTATGTTTGCAAGGTGTGGTCGAGGATGTCCGTAACCGGATGGATAGAATCGAACAGATGCTAATAAATTTGACGTCACAAAGTAAAGAATTTATTAACGAAAAAAGTCAAGAAAGATTAGAGTCAGCGCAGAACAGTGTAAAGATTTTAGATCTTAAAAAGGAAGAAAAATCATGAGCAGTCCCCTTGTAAATATTTTTTCCCAGATCGAGCAGCTATCGAATTATTTCGATCAAGGCGACTTGCTCGAAGGACGTTTCGAGAATAACGTCGACAATAACCCTATCTATATCGGTTATACTCCCTTCCCGAATGGCGATCCCTCCGAGCCTATTTGGTACATTCAGAAAATCACTTACGACGGACAAGCTATCATTAGAAAGCAGCAACCCGATGACGGGCCAAAGTTTACCTATGTTTGGGATGATAGAGCTACTTATTTTAGCTAAAAACTTGGTTTCTTAGAGAAATAAATTTATAGGTTCTATTATGGCAGAATGGGCATACAACCCTATCACGGGTAACTTAGACAGAATCGGACAGGGCGGAGGCGGTGGCGGAAATATTACGATTTCCGGAGATTCTGGCCCTCCGCTTAATGGCGACACATTTAATTTTGTCGGACAAGAGGCAAACACCGTTCCTATTATGGAGGTCGACACCTCGACCGGTGACGTGGTTTATGCTAACAATTCATGGGCAACGCAATACGTCGTAGATAATAGCGTCGTAGCCGGTCTTAAAGGAACTTTCGCAACACTTCAAGAGGCAGTCGATACAGCCTTTTCCGATGGTAACGCAGATGGTTTTCTAGTTGCAAATATTATGCTTCGTCCAGGTGATTACGATATCAGCGCGTTAGTCATGCCGGATAGTGGATCTTTTCATATTTACGGCGAATCCCCTCAAGTTGAAAACGCTACAAGTGGAATTCGATTTAATGGAATAGGTACGCTTAATTTTGCAACCGGTGCAAATATTCAATGGGAAATCCTTTATTTTGCTGATATCCCTACCTTTGAAGTTACCGCAGGCAATCAGAATTTTAATAATGTCGGAATGAATGGAGCGGTTTTTAATGGCGGTAATCCCTCATTTAGAAATTGCCTTCAAATAGGCTCTGATATAACTATCAATGATACTTGCGGATCTTTCCAGTCTTACGATTCTTACCTTTACGGTAATATTCAAATGAACGTAACGACAAACACCGGATTCAATTTCTACGCTCATAATTCAAGCTTAAGCGGTATTCTAGGAACGAACGTCGGTAATTTAAAGATGTTCAACACTAAATTTGAAGCAATAAACTGTAACTGCTCAAGCGGTGTTGATGCTAATAACTTCTTAATTAACTGCTCAAACGTAACTATAAACGGGATTAACCCTTCAAGGGCAATCACTGGATCGGGTGACTTTTATATTGCTAACCTTTCAGGTTATAGCTACAGCCCTACACCGAACATTAAAACCGTTTCATCTACTCAAGGGAATATCATAAACTCAAGAGTGGTCGCAGGCGATTACGTGGCGACGATTTACGATTATTATATCGGGGTTTCTGATACCTCAGTCGCTCGCACGATTACCCTTCCAGATCCTAGCGACTTGCTTGTCCGGCTTTCTCACAATCAGGCTTTTATTGTAAAAGACGAATCAGGCGCAGCCGGTACGAATAACATTACAATTAACACGGCCGGCGGATTAATCGACGGTGCAGCCTCGGCAGCTTTAACGAATAATTATGCGTCTTTGACGTTTAAATCAGATGGCACGAATTATTATATAATTTAAGGGGTTTAATATGTCTTACAACGAAAATCCTTCGTATCAGAAAACCGGAGGCGGTGGCAATACCCTTATAGGGACAATGTCATATTTTGCAAATGCCGGCGGTGATACTGATATCCTAGCTGACGGATGGCTTAAGGCTAACGGGCAAATTCTACCGCAAGCCGGAAATACAGATCTTTTCGCTGCGGTCGGCCTTATTAATTCCCCTGCTCAATTTTGGACTAATCAAATCAGCAATACGACGACAAACTTTTCGGCCGTTATCAATGGTAACGGAATTTATGCAGCCGGACAATTTGGCGGTCTTATTTATACTTCGACCGACGCAAAAAGTTGGACTAAGCGTCCGAGTCCTATAAATAGCGCGATTCTAGGGGGAGCTTATGGAGTTAGTACGTATATGTTTACCGGCTCAAGCGGTTTGATCGTCACTTCGACAAATGGCGCGGACTGGATGACAAAACTTCCTGCTATCGCCTCCCCTGCTGCTAATATGGGTAATGTTCTTACTTATTCAAGCGGTTTTGTTGCCGGTGGCAGTAGCGGAATGATGGTCACTTCGACCGACGGGATTTTTTGGACAGGTAGAGACTCAAAGCTTTTAACGAATATTTATTCTTTGGCTCACGGTAACAGTATTTACGTTGCCGGCTCAACGCTTGGACAGTTAATCACTTCAACGGATGCAATCACCTGGACAGCGAGAACGGCAAGCACAACGTCAACCGTGCAAGCTTTGGTTTATGGTACTCAATGGGTCTTAGCTGGTCAAGGTGGAATGATTAAGACTTCGACCGATGCGATAACCTGGACAGCTCAAACAAGCGGATCAACGTCGTCGCTGTTTTCTTTGACATACAATGGAAGCCTTTATTTAGCCGGCGGAGTTGGTGGCGCGATGCTTACCTCAACGGATGCGATCACATGGACAGCACGGACAAGCGCGACAACTAGCACAATCTCAACGATTACTTTCGGCGCGGTATATGCTTACGGTGGAGGCGGTGGACGTATTGCCTCGTCAACCGATGCAATTACCTGGACAAACCGAACAAGCAATACGACAAGCTCGATCCTTTCGATGATCTTTGCGAATTCTCTTTATGTTTATGGAACTGCCGGCGGTGGTATTGGTACGTCAACGGACGCGACGACTTGGTCAGCTCGGACAAGCAATATAACTACAGACATAGCCGGCCTTGCATGGGATGGAACTGTTTTCCATGCAGTCGGAAATAATCAGCATGTCACCTCGACCGATGGCGTCACCTGGACGGCTGCGGTTCAGTTTCCGGTTTCTCAATCCTTAACCGCTGCCCTTTTTGCCAATAGCTTATTTGTAGTCGGAGGCACTGGCGGAGTTTTAGCAACCTCGACGGACGCGACGACGTGGACTTCTCAAGTAACCGGTACGACTGCGCCTATTAACGGCTTAGCCTATGGGGCAGGCGTTTACGTTATGGCAGCAAACGCCGGTACGATTGAAAGCTCAACGGACGCGGTCACTTGGACGCCGAGGACTTCATTTACTACGCAGCAATTGACAACGGCGACTTTCGGATCTCTCTTTATGATTGGAGGCGCGCAAGGAACGATTGTCACTTCAACGGACGGCATAACTTGGGCAGGTCAGCCGGTAATCAATCCGACAATAAATTATCTTGCCTCGGCTTATAACACTGGAATATATGTTTTAGGTGGCAACGCAGGAACGATTTTAACCTCGACAAATGCGATTACCTGGACGACTCGGACTTCAAATACAACGTCAAGTATTCAGGGATTGACAAGCGGAGGCGGTCAGTTTGTTGGAGTGGCAACCGGAGGCGGTATTATAAGCTCTTTCAACGCTTATCCTTATGACACCTCAACGCAATTCCAATTGCCAACGGATGCCGGACTAGGAATCACTCAAGAGCCAGTCGCTAACTTTTCAAGATCTCTTTACATAAAGGCAGCTTAACAATGACAAAAGTAATGCTAGCAACACCTTGCTATAACGGAAAAGTAAACGTCCCTTATGCGGTTTCTCTCGCGGAGACTACTTTTTTGCTTATGAAAAACAATATCCCTCTTATGTATAACCTCACAAGCTCCGGATCTCTGCTCGTCGCCGAGCGTAACCGGATCTTGCAAATGTTTATGGAGTCAGATTGTACGCACTTGCTTTGTGTCGACTCTGATCTCGGATGGCAACCGCACGCAGTGACTTCCCTTCTTTTAAAGAATAAGGAGTTTATCGCTGGCGTTTACCCTGCAAGAGAGGCCGATAATTTTAGCTTTACTTTCCGCCCAGTCCTTAAAGAAGACGGTGCGATTGTCGGAGAAGAGGGATTGCTAAAAATGGAATACATACCGGCCGGCTTTATGTTAATCGCCAGATCTGCGCTTGAAAAGATGCAAGCGAAGTTTCCAGAGCTTTACTATGAGCCAAAACATGAGAGCATGAAACACGCAAAAGGCTGGTGCTTCTTTAATACCGAAGTTTGGAACGGCGAATTTTGGGGCGAGGATTACTATTTTTGCCGGAAAGCTCGCGAAGCTGGCGTCGATATTTGGGTCGATCCAACTATTGTTTTCAATCACGATGGAAAAATCGGAATGCTTTTGAGTGCTTTATCTGATAAGCCAAAAGAAGGCGAAACAAAAACCGCCGAAGCTCCGGCAACGGCATAAAAAAGGATGATTTTATGCGTCTACTTAGCTTATTTGCGTCTTTTATGCTCTGTATACTTTGCTTAACGGCCTGTACTTACTCAATTACGATGGTACATACTCAAGGCGAAGCTGCGGACGTTGTCGACGAGACGGCAACAAATACGCCTAGCACGAGCGTTTCGGTTCCTGTCAGCGCGACAAGCGTACCGTCGCTTTCTTCTTTGGTTCCAGGAACTTCAACCGTGGTTAAATAATCTATGATGCCCGAAGAGATTAAAGCGAAAATTTCTGAATGGTTAAAGGAAAACGGCTTGTTAGCTTTACTTATTGCGGTATGCTCAATTACCGCCTTAGTTTCCTTGCTATGGCTTCCTAAAGATAATCCTGTCGAACAGGCAGCCGAAAAAGAGATTGAAGTTTTAACGGGTGTTCCTGTAGACTTTACACCGTAGCGAAAAAATCCGAAGGCCAGGAACGGAAAAGCCTAACCCGACCGGTGAAGCTTTTCCGTCGCTATTTGGATCTTGTAAAGCTGCTTTACATTGCTTGATTACTGCTCTCGACCGCAGTATTTTTATGTTTGACGCCGGCTTGCCATTTATCAAACGCCTCGATAAATCCGGCTTCATTCATACAAGCGCAAACGATCATTTCCTCACGGCTCTTTTTACATTTATCAGCTAGCGCAGATAAATATTTTTCATGCGCCGATTCATGCCCGATCTTGAATTTCTCTTTAAAGCTCTCGATCTGGTTGACAGTAACGACCGGTTTTTCGGGTTCAGTTGCTTTGACTGGTGCGACTGTTTCCTGCACTATCTGCTCCGGTGGCTTTCCGACTGGCACGATGTTATTAACGAATTCGGTCGAGGTTAAAATCTGTTCGGATTCTGCGTCCTCGATCTCTCCGAAAACGTAGCAATTCATCATTACTTCGGGCAAAAACTTTTTAGCTCCGCCGGACAGTGCGCGAGCAAAAAACATATCGCGAGGATACATAACCCAGTTGGCTTTCGGCTTTGAAAGCATTGTGCCATTAGGTCCAGGCTCTCCGAAATATTTTGCTCGGTGCGCGTCCTTCATGTTAAATTCGTATTCGTCCGACTTGGTTTTACCGCTCTTATAAACGCGAGTAAAGCGGATCGCGCAACCTTGATCCGTTAGATAAAGAACGTCTATATTATGCCCTGCGTTAATAATCATCATATTCATAAGCTGCGCGGACATTGAAACTTTGCCCTCGATGTTGTGTAAGCCTCCGTTAAGGCACATCATAGGGGGCAATTTCAATTCGCGAGCAGTTAGCCAGATTGCAAGCACTCCGCCGGCTCCCAGCTTCGCGTAAAATGGCGCAGTCGATAGCGTATGACATAATCTTCCTAACTGTTCTAGTTCTTGCATGGAAGGCATAAAGCTATTTGTGTGTTGTACCGCGAAGTTATCGCGGATCATAGGGGCGTTGTTATTCATGTTTTTTCCTTTGGTTAAGGGTGCTTTAATTATACATTTTAGAATATTAACAAACAATGATTATTCTAGTTTTTCACCCTTAATTTTATTTCCTGTTTCAAGAATATTTTCACGCCTGGAATACTGCGTAAACCGCTTTTTACCGCTTTGTCAATTGCTTCCTGATCCGCGCAAATGTATTCAAACGGGATCGCTGCGGTGTCCTCAATCTCAAAGCACCATGTATTAACGCGCTTCAAGCTCCCGTCAGTTACTTGGATCGAATCAAGTCCGGAGCTGAAAGCTTCCTCGGTACTATTATCAATCCATTTTTCGATTTTATCTTTTAGGTTATTCTCGATTTCCTCAAGCTTATCCCTGTAGTCCGCGACTAGTTTATTGACTGCTTGCTGCAAGTCCATTTGCGGACGCAGGATCTCTTTTTTGCTATTAAGTAAGGCGGTAGCCAGCTTACGCGCTTGTAATGCCATACTCAAAGCCTGCGTGGCTTGCTCGACGTTTGCAATCTCATAGCTCTTTGCTTTATCAAGTAAAGGCTGAATGTCGATACTGTTCTTAAGATCTTCGACCGCTTTTTCTGAATGAATTGCGCTACCGATCACCTCGACGTTAGCGACCTGGTTCTCGTCTTTTAAAAGCTCGTTAGCCTCGTTAAAATCAAACATTATTTGCGTCCTTTATTGTTTTTTCTGTTTCTATATTCGTAATTTTGTCTTTTACTTCTCTCGTCAATAACGCAAAGCCTGCCGTGAAAGTCTTTGCTTTCTTTTTGGATTTCCTCTTTCCAACCTTCGATTTTAGTTTCAAAGGATTTCATGTCAGATCGTAGCCAGCCGATCAAAGCGATATTTGATCCGACAATTGCGACGACCGCACCGCCTGCGGTTAATAGTGTTGCTCCGTCCATGTTATCCCCCTTTTATATTTGAGAATTTTCGATTGCTTTTTCTAAGAAACTAACCAAGTAAGGCGCGCACTTGATACGCTGCGCTACCGGCTTTTCTATCAATGGCCGGATATCCTGGCTTTGATGGTGTAATAATCTGCCTTTCTCAAACGATAGGATTACTC